GAGATCGTACAGATCTGGAAATGTATTATGAAAAGATAAGTTTAGTTTATGGTCAGTCATCTGGTCGTGCGATTGAACCAGATTATCCAAGTTCAGGACTTGATATTCAACCAAAAATTGATGAGTTCCGAATTGTTGGATCAACAGGTCAAACTATTGGAATTTCTAGTATCAAATCTGGTAATGGGGATGGCACTGGAACGACAACAAACATTACTGTTACTACAGAATCTGCAGTTGACGGTCTTGAGGTAGATACTCCTTTCCGTGTCTCTGGTATTTCTGCGTCTGGATATAATGGTCAATTTGTAGTCGCTGAAAAATTAAATAGCACTCAAATCATCTATAAAGTTCAAAACGCTCCCACGAGCGCACTCCCATCTGCAGCAGGATCTACACTTTCATTGCAATCTGACACTGTAACCTCTGCGTCTCCATACATCTTTAATATCTCTCTACGTTCTGTTTTTGGAATGTGCGGGATGCTCACGGACGGCAACAAAGCGACTGGATTTAAATCAATGGTCGTTGCTCAGTTCACGGGCATTGGATTGCAGAAAGACGATAATGCTTTCGTTAAGTATAATTCAGGGTCTGGAGTTTATCAGGATAATGCATCTGGAATATCAACAACACCATTAAGTAATGATTCTCGTGCGGTTTTTAAACCATCATATAAAAACTTTCATATTAAAGCAACGAACAATTCTGTTATTCAAGCCGTTTCGATTTTTGCGATTGGATATGCAGAACACTTTGTAACTGAAAATGGTGGCGATATATCTATCACCAATTCTAACTCAAACTTTGGATCAAAAGCATTAGTTGCGGAGGGATTTAGAAATGATGCATTTCCACAAGATGATATTGGATATATCACTCATATCATTCCACCAAAAGAAATATCTCTTACAGAGTCATCAATCGAATTTGAAGCAATTGATGTTTTAAAAACGGGTAGTGCAACAGGTGTAGGTTCAACAGGACATCTGTATCTTTATGGGCAAACAAATGCTGCTGTTCCACCAGGAAATGTAATTGAGGGATACAGGGTTGGTGCAAGAGAGAATGATAATCTGAGAGTTCTGATCGCATCCGCAGGTATTGTAACAGAATATAGTGCTCGTATTGTAATGCCAAACTCTCAGACAAGTTCTGAAAAATCTTTTAATGTTGCAAGAAGTGTCACTGGTATTAATAGTATTGGATCTTTTAGTGCTGGCGGAACAGCAAATGTCATCACCTTAACAAGTGCTCACACATTCATAAATGGTGAAACAATCCGTGTTCTTAGTGAGAATGGACATTTGCCCGATGGACTTACTCCAAATACTGTATATTTTGCAATCACAACAGGTCTCTCAACCAATACAGATATCAAAGTTGCAAAAACACTAAATGATGCTGAAAATGCGACGGCTCTCACAATTAATGAAAAAGGTGGAGTTCTGAAGGTTGTTAGTAGAGTTTCTGATAAGAACGCTGGAGATATTGGACATCCCATTCAATATGATATAGATCAAAATCAGTGGTTTATCAAAGTTGCTACTGCGTCTACAGAAAACTCAATTTTCTCAACAATCGTTGGTTTAGGTTCAACTGGTTTAGGAAGTGCAACTACAAGGACTTTCTTCAAGAGAAGATCAGATAATAGAAATGTTCTTGATACTCTATATCGCTTAAGATATGTTATTCCCAAAACGTCAGTAAGCGGAATCTCTGCTCGCCCGCCAGTTGATGGATTCATTCTTCAAGAGTCAAATGCAACTGCTGGTATTTCAACTGCAGAGGTTCAGACTTACTTTGGTTCTGCGGACATTACAAATTCAAATCAACAAAGAAACTTTAGATTTATTGCAAATGCAGAGTGGTCTTCATCAATAGCAAAAATTACCACAGAATTACCACACAATCTAAAAGTCGGATCTCAGGTAGAACTTTTAAACATCAAGAGCACTAATAATACGTCTGCAATTGCGAACGCAGGATTTAACAGAAACTATACTGTAACAGGTATTTCAAGTGCTAAACAATTCTCAGTTGGACTGAGCACAGATCCTGGAACATTTACAAGTGATATCAGTGCTAGAGGCACATCTCTTCCACACTTTAAACGAAAAAAATATCCAACAACACTTTATAACTTTAGATTTTCTGAAGCTCAAAAATATATTAATGGAGAGCAAGATGGTATTTACTATATTACTCTCATCAATGCATCAAACCAACCAACTGTCCTTCCATTTACTGAAGAGAAATATTCTCAACCAGTTAAAGAACTCTATCCGCAAACAAATAAAGATAATGTAGCATCAGATCCAAATTCAACGAAGTGTTTTGTTAACTCGGCATTGATTGGGGAGGTATTTGTTAATGATGTAAGAAATAGTATTACAAAAGAAACGGTTGAAAAACATCTTAGTGATATTGATGTTGGAGTTGGAATTACAAATATCGTTTCAGCAACTGGTTCATTACACGCAATTGCAACTTTAATTGATCACGGATTAAATCGTATTACCGCAGTTAGTCTCTCTAACCCTGGCGCTGGGTATACTGATGGAACTCATTATAATGCAAGACTTGTTTCTATTGGTTCGTCCATAACAGGACTACACGCTACCGCAAAGGTCACGGTGTCTGGCGGAGTCGTAACTGCCGTCAGAATTATGGATGGTGGATCTGCATATGGAATCGGAAATACTCTTGGCATTACTGGTATTTCTACTTCCGGATCCTTTACACAAGCAGTAGTTCAGGTTACACAAATCTATAATAATGTTGGTGATACTCTAAGAGTGGTTGGAGTTCAGTCAGAGGGATTAAACGGATATAATGATCTGTATCGAATCACCAATATTAATGTTGGTGGAGCAACTTCGATTACTGTTGCCTCTGCAACCACAATCACAAACTTCACCTCAACAGGCATTGGTGAAACAAATTCAAGTGGATCCTATCTCTATCTTACTGGCGAGGGAATTAGAATCAGTAATTTAAGTTATACCAGTCCGGTAAGTGGTATTGCGACAATCACCACTGTTAATAATCACGGTCTAAAAGTTGGTCAAAAAGTCAAATTAACTGGTTTTAATGAAAGTGTTTATACTGGAGACTTTATAGTTAATGAAGTTCTTGATGTTCTCTCTTCGTCAACTTTTAAATTCACTGTTAATTTAGGCGTTGGGACAACAGCACCAACACCAACTGGAACTGCCTTTGCTTATCGTTTGGGTCATGCCTCAAATGTAGGAACAATCACACCAGAGAATGAAAACTTAAATGGTAGAATGATACCAATATATGCGGGTATCACAACCACATTATCTGCCACCATCACCACAGGATCTGCAGATACGATTAATATTTTAAATGTCGGGAATCTTGGTCTTAACATCGGTGATTATTTAATGATTGATGATGAGATTATGAGAGTGAAAGAAAATGACACCACAACTAATCCAGTTTCTGTTTTCCGTGGATTATTGGGGACTAAACCAACAGGACACGCACAGAACTCTCTGATTAGAAGAATTTTAGTTAATCCAGTAGAATTTAGAAGACACTCTATCTCTCGCGCTTCTGGTCATACCTTTGAATATGTTGGATTTGGTCCTGGCAACTACTCAACTGCTCTACCAGATAGACACGACCGTGCAATTTCTGCAGCAGAGGAACTATTATCACAATCGACAAAGAGAGAAGGTGGTATTAATTTCTACACAGGCATGAATGATAAGGGTATTTCATACTCTGGAAATAAAAAATTAAGCACAATCACCGGTGTTGAAGAAATTTTTGATACTCCAATTCAAACCATCACCGGTGAAGATATTGGTGTCTTAGCGAATGTTAACGTTGTTAATCCACTGGAGGGTAATTTCTCCCGTTCAATTCGCGTTGAAGGTGGTGATGATAATAATGCTGTGTCTGAGTTCAGTGGACCAATTATTCTAACCAACAAATTCACCTCAACATCAAGTAAGGGTATTGAAGCTAACTTAATGTACCTTCAGGGTGATGCAACAGTTTCTAGAAAATACACTGTTGGTATTGCGACTCCAGTTCTCGCAGGTAACCCAGGAGATATTGTTTATTATACAGATCCATCAAAAGGTGGTTATGTTGGATGGATTTATACCATAGAAAATGATTGGTTCCGTTTCGGTAATGTTAGTCTTTCTAAAGATGCAAATATTGGATTGTTTGATCAAGTTGGAATCGCAACAACTTCACCAGGAACTGCGAAACTTCTGGTTGGATCAGGGACCACACAATTTTCTGTTGATGAAAATGGTGTAGGTATTGGAACCACAGCAAATACTTTCAAACTACACGTTAATGGAAATACAAATATTATTGGAACGTGTTTCGCAACAGCATTCTCTGGTGATGGTAGTGCATTAACAAGTCTTAATGTGAGTGCCACAGGATGGACTCAGATATCTGGAGGAATTTATAACACTAACCTTAATAATGTCGGTGTTGGAACTTCTGTTCCAAGATTTATCTTGGAGGTAGGACCAATTGGATTTGGATCAACTTCATTACACGTCAATGGAACTTCTAAATTTGTTGGATTAGTTACCACTGGTGATGTTTTTGTTGGTGGTGCTCTTACAGCAACGAGTGCATATAATATCAGTAATATCTCATCTGGAGTCATTCGAGCATCATCAATTGGTATCGGAACAACAAATCCACTCACAGCACTACAGATTGGAACTGCGAGTACATTAGGTGTCCCAACGAATGGTTTTGTTTTCGCTGTAACTGGTATTGGATCAGTTGGTATCGGCACCACAGTTCCAAGAGCTCATTTGGATATTGAAGGTCATACTAGACTGAAGACTTATTCTGAAAATGTTGATTTCTTATCAATCACTGCTGGTATTGCAACAGTTGATCTCTCTAGAGCACAATCTTTCATCTGCACTGCCACTGCAAATATCTCTGAGTTTAAACTAATTAACATCCCATCTGGTTCAATAGAGTTCACTTTAAGAATAGATCAAGACAGCACAGGAAGTCGCACTGTTGGAATTGATACATTTAAAACTAGTGCTGGTAGCGCAATTCCTGTTTACTGGCCAGGCGGTGGAGTATTGCCTGTGGTCACGCCAACTGCTAGTAAAACTGATATTTACACATTCAAGACTTTTGATGGATCAAACATTACAAGTTCTGGATTATATGGAGTCGTGGTTGGTCAAAACTTCGGTAACTAAGGTAATATTTCATGAGAAATAGTAAGCAGACGACATTTGATCTTAATGGTCCTATTCTTTCATTTGAAACACAACCAGTGGGAGTTGCTTCTACTGGAGTTGGTATAGGATCAACTGCAACCAGCGGAATTGCTACTTTTATTGGTCTTGCGACAGCGACTTTTACAACGGGGGTCAGCAGTGGATCTCTAACAGCTCCATCTAATCCAGCATCGAACACAGGAATTATTACATATCGTTGGTATGAAGTGGGAGTCGGAGCATTAAGTGATAGCACTTATGTAACAGGGACTGCTACAACAACTCTTACATTATCAAGACTGATCACTCCAACAGATAATCAGAGAAGATTTTATCTGGAGGCAGATTATATTCCTTCTGCCTATCAGACAAGTTCACCAGTAACTGCGGGCACTGCTCGCTCAACTGGAAATGCAATTAATGAACCACTGAGTTCCTCTGTTGGTATTCTCACAGTATTTCCTCTGATTGAGATTATTGCTCAACCGTCTAATGCAACATCCATTATTAGTGAAAATGCTACATTTAATGTGAATGCTGGATTGACTGATAGTTTTTTCGCAGATGATCTAATATATCAGTGGCATTATAATGGATCTCCACTCACTGATGGAACATTAGCAGTTGGTATTAATACAAATATTACTATGTCTGGATCAAGAACAGCGTCTCTCTCTATTAGAGCAGATAATGTAGTTGGACTTGCTACTGTTTTTTGCAAAATTACTTCTACAACTGCTATAAACTCTCCACTTTCAAGTAATATAGTAGAGTTTAAAGTTATTTCATCAGCAACAAGATCACTGGTAAATTTCGAGCAAATTGGATCTACAAATACAGCATCATTAAGTACAGTTGATTTACAAAGTGGCGAATATACAATTAATCAACCAGCAGCATCTGCGAATATTAGTCAAATCGTTTTTTATGCACTAGAGAGAGACATTAATATAGAAATGGATCTTTATGGCGGTAGGGGAACAATTAATGGATCAAATTCTGGCGGAGAGGGAGGATTTTCTAGAATTAGATTTACAATGACAAGAAACACCGAGTATGTTATTGCTGGTCTTACCAATATTATTAACACGCCGTTTATATATCGAAAGGGACAACTTATCGCTTGTGTTGGAAAAGGTGGAAATGCAGGGACTTCTGGTAGAGGTGGATTTGGTGGAGGTATTGGTATCGCAGGAAACGCTGGATTTGGTAGAGACGCTGGTGCAGGTGGTAGTTTAGTTGCGGCAGGAAGTCTTGGTGGAAATGGAATCTTTGGATCACTAACATCACTTGTTCCAACCGCACCGGACACAAAAGCGACTGATCCAGACGGAGGAAGAGCACTTAAATGTACGAAAGGAGTTTATTGGAGGGATCAAGGAGTTTCTGCCTGCGCTGATGTGGGAACTGGTAAATTTAGATTAAGTGGTGGAGCGGAAGTTACAAATACTGCATCCATAGCAAGAGGATATAAGGCAGGATATGATATTATCCAAACTGCAGGAAGAGGTTCCAGCAATGGTGGAGCAGGTGGACACGGAGCTGCAGGTGGCGCAGGTGGTGTGAATGGATCTGGTGGTGGCGGGGGTTCAGGATACACTGATGGTTCTGTTACGGTAGTTAATACTCAACTTGGAGGAAACACAGGAGAGGCAAGAGTTGTTATTCGTATAGTAAGTTGATAAATAGTTAAAAATCAACGGGGGAGAGTGAACCCGAATGGCTGTCAATAAGAACTTTGTAGTCAAGCACGGATTAGAAGTTGATACTAATCTTATCGTTGCGAACGCTGATACGAACAGAGTTGGCGTTGGCACCTCTGTTCCTCAATATACGCTTCATGTTTTTGAGGGAACTGGAATTGGTGCTACCAGCATTTTTGTCACTGGCATCACCACGGTCATTAATCAATTAAGAGTTGGAACTGGTGGTACAATCTTCAGTGTTATTGCAGGACCAACAGGAACAGGACAATCTGTTGGCGTTGGAACAGCAACACCAGCATTTCTATTAGATGTTCACTCATCAGTTTCTACAGGACAGACTGCGCTTCGTGTTCGTGGTGATGGTAGAATCACTGGCAATCTAGTTATTGAAGGTGATTTGACAGTTGATGATATTACCTCTGATGATGTCACGCTATCAAATCTAACAGTTACTGAAGCACTTTTTGTTGGTAGCTCTCCTGGTATTTCTACATTTGTGGGATTTACCACATTCCAAGATTATGTCTTT